TATCTCAACTAGAAGTTGATAAAGAGGCTTGGACTGCTAAAGAAGTATCTCGTGTTCGCATTGAGGCGCCAATAGACAAAGACTCATACTGTGAAAAGAACTGGATGCCTATCCTTGACCGCCCATTCCAATATGTAAAGTGGACCTCTCCTACAGAAGTAGTAAAGGCTGACCCAAAGAAGGGTACTTCACAACAACTATTTGTTACTGAAGGTGTTCAGTCTCCTACAGACCAACGTGGTGGTTCTCAAGTGCTTCGTTGGGGCGATTACTACATCGCTATTACTCACGAAGTCGTTCTCTATAAGAACTATTTAAAGCAGAAGAACGGCACCTATCGCCACCGCCTATGTGTATGGGATGACAAATTTAATCTCATTGGTCTATCAGCGTCTTTGTCATTCTTAGATGGTCAGATTGAGTTTGTATGCGGAGCAGCCGTAGTAAATGACAATCTTCTAGTCACGTTTGGCTTTCAAGACAATGCAGCGTTTGCTTTAGAGATGCCGCACGATATGGTAGATAACTTGATTGAGGAGGCGCTCCGTGCAGGCAATAACTGATTTAATTATTCAACTATCTAAAGACCCATTTAATCCATCACTTAGCCTTCGCATTGCTAACGAATATCATCGCATAGGACAAACAGCATCTGCTGTATCTTTTTATTTGCGCACTGCTGAATACGGTTACCACACACATGGAGAGCATGTATACGCCTCATTATTAAAAGCATCTCAGTGCTTTGAGAACCAAACAGGACGAGAGCACACTGTAAGAAACCTTATGGAAAAGGCTATTGCTTATAGTCCTAAGCGCCCAGAGGCTTGGTTCTTACTTTCTCGTTGGTATGAGCGTAATCAGAAATGGCAAGAGTCTTATACAGCCGCTGAGGTTGGTATTCAAAATCTTCCATCTATCTTCTTCCCACTACCTATTGATGTTGAGTACGCAGGTGACTTTGTATTGCCATTCCAAAAGGGCGTTGCTGCATGGTGGGTTGGGCGCCAAGATGAAAGCGAACAAATCTTTAGAGACCTACTAAAGCAAAATCTTCCTGATGTTTACCGCAACGCTATTAAGTCAAACATGGAAAGACTTAATATGTCATACGAGTCTCCCGCTGAAGGTAATCACTATGATGACTTCCTTAAGGCTGGATTTAAGTCTGTTCCAGGTTGGGTACTTCCTGACCTTCCAGAGTTCTTGCGATTACTAAAAGATGTTCCTTGGAATCAACAAGGTGGCGTAGCAGAAGTTGGCGTTTACATGGGGCGCTTCTTTTTACTCCTACGAGCAATGTTAGATAAGCCAGAACCATCTTTTGGAATAGATATATTTGAAGACCAAGGGCTTAATCTAGACTTCAGCGGCACAGATAAAGCACGACAAGAAATCTTCGCCAACTATGTACACATGTATGATGTGTTTAAGGGTGAGGGCGTAAGCGTTATCAAGGGCGATTCAACCTCAAGTGCTACTCAAGCCCTCCTTGCTCAGAACATCAAAGAAGGCTCTATCCGCTACTTCTCTGTAGATGGCGGTCATACCAAGATTCATACGCTCAATGACCTGCGCCTTGCTGAGAAGTATGTAGCAGATGGCGGCGTAGTAATTCTTGACGACATCTTGCACCCGCACTGGCTGGGGGTAATGGATGGTCTAGTTGAGTACCTAAACAACCATCCAACATTGGTACCATTTGCTATAGGACATAATAAGTTATTCCTCTGTAAATACTCGTACCATCAGAAGTACCTAGATATAGCCTCAAAGACCAGGTCCTCTACCAAATTGATAGAGTTCATGGGACATAAACTTTGGGTCATACAATGGGTCAATATCGGTTAGGTTTAGGCGATACAAAAACAGCCTTGATAGAGATAATTAAGCATCCCTTCGAAGGAGATTAAATGGCAACAGCATATAAAGTTTTGGGCCAGTCAAACCCAGCAGCAACTACTTTGACTACCCTTTACACAGTACCTTCATCAACCTCAACGGTTGTTTCTAGCATCGTCATCTGTAACCAGACTGCATCTGCAGCGACATATCGTATTGCAGTGCGTCCAGCAGGAGCGGCAGCAGCAGCACAGCACTACATCGTCTATGGCGCAACAGTTGCAGCCTCTGACTCAACAGTATTGACTCTAGGAGTTACCCTAGCGACAACAGACGTCGTTAGCGTCTACGCATCGTCTGCTAACCTTTCATTCTCATTATTCGGCTCTGAAATTTCTTAATCCTTAGTTAGGGTAGTTACTCATGACTATTATTAACAAGGTATCTCAGAAATCGGTAATGCCTGGTGTTACTCCTATCTCTGATGTGCCTGATGCTCCCACTATTGGCACTGTCTCTGTTACTAATACAACTACAGTTTCTGTTCCTTTTACAGCGGCAGTTACAGGTGGTGCCCCCACTTCTTACACGGCAACAGCAACTCCAACTGTTGGCGATATTTCTACTGCTGCTGGAACTTCTTCTCCTCTAACTGTTACTGGTACTTTTGCAACAAACACTGCTTATACGTTTACAATTAAGGGCGTTAATTCAACGGCAACAGGTCCTGCTTCTGGTGCTTCTAACTCTGTAACTCCTAAAAATACAATTAACCTTGCTGCTCTTATTGTTGCTGGCGGTGGTGGTGGAGGCTCCAATATTTCTGGTGGCGGTGGAGCAAGCCTCAACTACAGTTCATCTTTAGATTTAACTAAAGGTTCTTCCTACACAATCACTGTTGGTGGTGGGGGTTCAGCCGATACTAACGGAACAGATTCCTCAATAAAACTTTCAGGAAGCACAGTTTTGGCTGCAACTGGTGGAACTAAGGCCTACACAAATCCAATATCCGATGTGAATTCTAATAACGGTCGTGGTGGTGCTGGTGTAAAGGTTATAGATGGAACTACTACTAACTACACTGGTGGTGCTGGTTTCTATCAAAGCGGTTCTGGAGGAGGTAACCGTCTTGGTGGTGGTGGAGCAAGTACTGCTGCAAATGGCGGTGATTGCAATACAGGAACTAGAACAAGCGGTCAAGGCGCTGATGGATTAACAACATACTCTTCATGGGGCTCTGCAACCTCTTCTGGTCAAAACGTTGGAGGAACATATTACTTTGGTGGTGGCGGAGCAGGTGGTGGCGAAGCAAACGGAGACACAATTTCAAGAGCAGGATATGGTGGTGGAGGAACTGGAGGTCTAAGACAGTCTACTCCTAACGGAGGAAATGGAACTGCAAATACTGGAGGTGGTGGCGGTGGTGCTGGTGGTTTGGCTGCTCAAACTTCGGGTACAGGAGGAACTGGTGGTTCAGGAATTGTTATTCTTAGATACACAGGCTCAGTAACTGCAGTAGCAACTACAGGTTCTCCAACTAGAACTGAAACTGGTGGATATACCTACTATAAATTTACTGGGGATGGGAGCATCACGTTCTAATGGCACATTTTGCAAGACTTGACGAAAACAACGTAGTGATAGCAGTCCACGTTGTTAATAACGAAGTTATTGATTCCGCAAATGAAGAAACATCTGGAATTGAGTTTTTAACTCAGTTACACGGTGAAGATACTGTTTGGAAACAAACATCATATAATAAGTCGTTTAGAAAAAATTATGCTGGAATTGGACACACATATGATGCAACTCGTGATGCATTTATTCCACCAAAACCAAGTTATGGTGAATGGAACTTCAACGAAGAAACTTGTAACTGGGAGGAAATAGTTTAATGGCAGGAATAAGAAGAGCCAATACGTCAGGCATTACCAAGACTGGTACTGCTATCTCTGACGTACCTGATGCTCCTACTATTGGGACAGTATCTTTTACAAGTAACACTACGGCTTCAGTTCCATTTACTGCTGCTGCTACTGGTGGTGCTCCTACTTCTTATGTTGTAACTGCTACACCTACCGTTTCTGATATTTCAACTGATGCTGGTACCACTTCACCAAGAACTGCTACTGGTACTTTTACTGGAGGAACGGCTTACACATTTACAATCAAAGGCGTTAATTCAACGGCTACTGGTCCTGCATCTGCAAACAGCAACTCTGTGACTGCACCAAATACAGAAATTATGGTGGTAGCAGGTGGCGGCGGCGGAGGCGGTAACACAGGCGGTGGCGGTGGTGGCGGTGGCGCTGGTGGATTCCGTGTTGTTGCTACTACGTTAAACTCTGGCACAACTTACACAGTTACTGTTGGTCCTGGTGGTGGCGGAACAACTAAAGGGACTAATTCATCTTTTAGTGGGAGCGGACTTACAACAATAACTTCAACTGGTGGTGGTCGTGGTGCTGGCAATAGTCCAGTAGACCCAACCAATCCTAGTACTGGTGGCTCTGGTGGTGGTGGTGCTTATATCAACACATATCCTGATGGAGCAGCGGGTAATGAAGGTGGCTATTCTCCAGTAGAAGGTTATGCTGGAGGTAATCTTGGTTTTGGCGGTGGCGGTGGCGGAGGTGCTGGTGGAGTTGGAAGTAATGGAACCTCTGGAACTGGTGGCACAAATGGCGGTAATGGTGGTGTAGGAAGTAGCGCATATTCTTCATGGGGTTCTGCAACTAGTACAGGACAAAACGTAGGAGGTACTTACTATTACGCTGGTGGAGGTGGCGGTGGTGGCGATACTTCTGGAAGAAATACCGCTGGTTCTCCTGGAGGTTCTGGTGGTGGAGGAACTGGTAAAGGTTCACAAGGTTCTGGAAGTAATGGAACCGCTAACACAGGAGGCGGTGGTGGCGGTGGAACACAAAACAACTCTTCAGGAAACTCTGGAGGTTCTGGAATTGTGATTCTTAGAAAATCAGGAACTTATACAGCATCCGCAACAACAGGTTCACCAACTAGAACAGTTTCTGGTGGTTATACGTATTACGTATGGACAGGAAATGGGAGTATTACAATCTAATGGCACACTTTGCTAAACTTGATACCAACAACAATGTAATTGAAGTACATCTTGTTGCTAATGCTGCGTTAAATCCGCTCGATGAGGAGACAAGCGGTATTGCTTTTTTAACAGAATGGTCTGGCGGTTACGCTAATTGGAAGCAAACTTCTTACAATGGAACTATTAGAAAAAACTATGCTTGTGTGGGATACACGTACGATGAAACTCGTGATGCTTTTATTGCCCCAAAACCTTATCCTTCTTGGATACTAGACGAAGAAACATGCCAGTGGAAAGCGCCCCAAGAATACCCATCAGATGGTCAATTCTACAATTGGAATGAATCAACCCTTAATTGGGAGGAAGTCAGATGAGCGTCCGTAGAGCACAAGATGAACGTATAGAAGGTACTCCTGATGGCTTAAATGCTATCAGTGAAATTGTCGACGTTCCTGACGCTCCTACAGTTTCTGCCGTTAATGTTGGTACCTCTAGAGCGTATAACAACGGCGCTGCTACAGTTACAGTTACTGCTGCGGCAACTGGCGGCACCCCTGCAAGTTATAACGTAACGTCATCCCCAGGAAGTTACACCGCAAGTGGTTCTTCTCCCTTAACGGTTACTGGTCTTCAGTCTGCTACTTCCTATACCTTTACTGCTACGGCAACTAATACAACAGCGACTGGTCCCGCCTCTGCATCCTCTGGTTCTATTACTGCAACAACAGTTCCTCAAGCACCAACGATTGGTACTGCTACGGCAACAAGCGGTACTACCGCATCTGTTACGTTTACAGGAGGAGCAACAGGTGGTTCTGCAATTACTGGTTACACAGTTACTTCTTCTCCTGGCAGCATTACTGGCACAGGTGCTTCTAGCCCAATTACTGTAAGCGGACTTACTGGCGGAACAACATATACATTTACGGCTACAGCAACAAATGCAAATGGAACATCGACAGCATCATCTGCTTCTAACAGCATTACTCCAACACTACCAGCGCCTACATCTGTTGAGTACGTTGTAGTTGGTGGAGGTGGAGGCTCAGGCAATAACTCTACTAATAGAACTGGCGGAGGCGGAGGCGGAGGAGGAAAGTCTGGAACTGCAAGCGTATCTGCTTCAACTAATTACACCGTAAGTATTGGCGGCGGTGGTGGCGGTTCTCAATTTTCATCAGTTACTGTAAGCGGTGGTGGTGCTGGAGGCGCTACTGGAGTTGGAGGTAACGGTTCTTCTGGCGGTGGCGGTGCAAATAACTATTCTGGAGGAACTGGAATATCAGGAGAAGGTTATAATGGAGGCGCTGGTCAGTATGGCGCAACTGGAGGCGGTGGTGGAGCAGGCGGCGCTGGAGGTAACGCTTACAACTCTGCTCCAGTTTCTAATGACGGTGCTTACGGCGGTGGTGGTGGTGGTGCACTTAGCACCAGCATCTCTGGCTCAACTGAGTATTATGCTTATGGTGGAGGCGGTGGCGGTTTTCAAGTCTACAGTTTTGGCAGTATTGGAGATACAAGCACTCCTCCAGCAAACAGTGGTGGTGGAGCAGGTGGAGGAGCAATCCAAAACACATCTCGCAGCGGTGGTTCTGGAATAGTAATACTTGCATATTCTAACAGTTTTAGAGACGCTACTATCTCTGGAGGGTTAACTTATACCTATAGCACTAGTAGCAGGTCTGGATATAAAGTTTATAAGTTTACTGGAGGAAGTGGGACGGTGAGTTGGTAATGGCACACTACGCACTTCTTGACGAAAACAACACTGTTGTAAACGTAATAACAGGATGGGACGAAGACCAACTTATTGAAGGTAAAGACCCAGAGACATGGTACGGAGAGTTTCACAACTTAAAATGTAAGAGAACTTCTCGTAACACTCATGCAGGTGTTCATGTAGAAGGTGGAACACCGTTTAGAAAAAATTACGCAGTTATCGGTGGAGTGTACGATGAAAGTCGTGATGCTTTTATTGGACCAAAACCTTTTCCATCTTGGACCTTAGACGAAGAAAAATGCTGTTGGGTACCTCCCACACCAGAGCCAAAAGACGAAAAGTTGTATTATTGGGATGAAGCCACAGTTTCTTGGAAAGTTGCCCCTTAATAACGTTTTATCAGTAAAGATAGGGGATAATCCATAGTATGCGTGGTAGCAAAGTCCAGGGTCGTTTCAAAATAGACTTTGAAAATAAATCTATGGAAGAGGGCATGGTTGATGAACTACGTGACCCTGTAGGTACTGAAGTTGATTGGTGGGTCTGGGACCCAGTTGCCTTAGAAAATAATTATGAGACCTGGGTTGACCCTGTCTACGATGTCTCTGACCAAACACCAGGACAAGGTCGCCGTTGGAAAGACGCATTCAAATTCCCTGTCATCATGGCTCAACAGTTACGTGGTACTAATATTATGAATGAACGTGGTTTCTACGTTGTCGATACTTTGCGCCTTGTTACTGCTGTGGCTGACTTCAATCGTCTTTTGCCTCAACTTGTAGATGACCCTAATCCACACATCAAAGACCGTGTGGTTTTTCAAAATGAAGTCTTTGTTCCCACACGAGTTTTGCCTCGTGGACGGTATGCTAACTTCTACTCAGTGGTAACCATTGACTGCAACCTGGTCAACCCAGAAGAACTAGTCAACGACCCACAGTTCCAAG